GCGCGGGCGCAGAGATTGGGCTCGACACCTTCGACGATATTGTGGTGGCCGGCTCCATCTGCCGGCCTGGGCCGTCCCAGTTCATTCCAATCTACGCGCGCAACAAGCACAACCGGGCGGCCTTCGAGGCATACCTCGCCGGGCTTCATCCGACGGTGGCCGCGATCGTTCGGCCAACGTTTGGTGTCATTGTCTACCAGGAGCAGGTAATGGCCGTGGCGCGCGAGGTCGTCGGCCTTGACTGGCGCGACGTTCACCGGCTCCGCAAGGAGGTGTCGCAGAAGGTCGGCGCGACGGGTGACAGTGAGGCGAACCGCCGGTGGTCCGAGGAGTGGCAGGCTCGCTTCGTCGAGGGGTGCGGCCGGCAAGGGATCGGCGAGCGCGACGCGAAGGCGCTCTGGGCGCAGGTGCAGACGCACGGCGGCTACTCCTTCAACAAGTCGCATTGCGTGACGTATGCCCTCCTGGGCTACTGGATGTTGTATCTCAAGCGGCACCACCCGACGGAGTTCTACGCGGCCTACCTGGCGCACGAGGAGAGCCCGATCACCCGGAAGAAGCTCCTGCGCGAGTTCCTCCGGCTCGGCGGCCGTGTCGTCGCGCTCGACCCGGCGCTCTCCCAGGCTCGCACATCGGCACCGGAGCCGAAGGTGCTCGTCGGCGGCCTGGCCGACCTTACCGGGTGCGGTGAGAAGACGGCCGCGAAGGTGCTCGCGAAGGGGCCGTTCTTCGACTGGGCGGCCTTCCTGGCCGCTCTCCCGAAGGCGACGCGCGAGGCCGTCGAGCGAGCCGGACTGCCGGACAAGCAACCGGCACCGCAGGAACTCGCCGGGCTCGCGCCGTGGTTCCCTGTCGTCGATCTTGACCAGGCGGCCCGGAACGTGCGGAGCCGGAAGGGGTGGCAGAAGGCGAGCGACTTGCCCGAGGGTGAACCCTACGACGGCGACGTTCACCTCTGTGGATACGTCACCGGCCGGAAGATCGAGCAGAAGAAAATCCAGATCGTCGTCGAGGATGAAACGGGCGCGGTTCCTGTCGCCGTCGCGAAGCGACGCCTGGCGGAAGTCGGCCCGTCTATCAAGGCGATGAAGAACGGCGACCTGGTGCTCGTCGTTGGGTGGTGGTCCGGCGACACGCTCTACGTGAAGTCGGGCAAGGTGCTCCGCTCACTGAAGACACAGGTCGAGCGGCGAAAGGAGAAACGCAGTGGAACTTGAGGTGCTTCGCCCCACGTCGCTCGCGTCGTTCGTCGAGTGCCCGTCACGATGGCACGCCGAGCGCGACACGGAGCGCGACCCGGAGGGCAACGACTATGCGGCCTGGGGAACCTGGACGCACGCGGCTTGCGAGAAGGCCCTGCGCGGCGAAATGCGGCCGGGCTCGGCCGATTGGAGCGCGTGGTGGAGCAACGCGCCGAAGCGTATGCCTCGGCACGAGGTCGAGGCCGCCGAACGCTACGTGGCCGACCTGTGCGAGCAGGTTGACGACGGCCGGCTCCGCGTGCTCTCGATCGAGACGAGGTTCACCGCGAAGGTGGCTGACGGCCTGCCGGCGATCAGCGGGCAACCCGACCTCATCGCCTGGGATAATGCGAACAGTTGTTGGCTAATCCTCGACCACAAGACGAACCGACACCCGGAGCCGGCCGAGGTTTGGTCGCGCCGTATCCAGCAGAGGTGCTACGCGTGGTGGCTCCGCCGTCGGCTCGCGGCGATGGGCGACGTGGCACGGCGCAAGAAGGCCGGCAAGGAGGCTCTGGAGCGGTCGCCGGCCGACTATCCGATCGACTTCGCGATCGGCTACGCCCTGCTCGGCGAGACGGTGCGGTGGCGCACCGATCCGTGGGACGATTACACCTTCGCCGAACAGTTCCGCGAACTGTGCGCGGAGATTGGCGTCTACTCTCGGACGGGCGAGTGGCCGGAGCGGCTCAACGCTTACTGCTCCTCGTGCCCGAGAGTGAATGAGTGCCCGACGACGGCGCGAGCCTTCGAGGCGCTCCGCACGATCGGCGACGAGCCGGAGGAGGAAGCCACGCTCCTCGCGCGGTATGCCGAGGCGCAGGCGGTGCTCAAGCTCGCCGAGGCCCGTGTCGATCGACTGAAGGAGGAGGTGAAAGACCTCGTGGCGCGCGAAGGCGGCTCCTTCACCGACGGGCGCTACGTCGGCAAGCTCCAGACGCGCTCGCGGCGCTCGGCTCCATTCTCGCAGGTGTGGGCACTCCTCCAGCCGAACCTCGACCGCTTCACTGACAGTCACCTCGACGACCTGTTCACGGTGAAGGTGTCGGCGCTCGACAAGGAGGTGGCGGAGTTCCCCGAACTTGCGGAAGTGGTGACTTCGGAGTTACAGGAGCCGGCGCTCGTCCTGAAGGCGCTCAACAAATAGGGAGAAAGTAATCTCGAAATACCAGTTGCGGATTACTCCGCAGATCGGTAGACTAGGGCAATGCTCACTCTCTCCCTCCGGGCCGGAGGGGAAACCCTCCGGCCACCTTTTCAGAGGGCGAGGCACGACCAGAAAGGGAACACGTCAATGGCTACGACGATCACCGCTCGCGAACTGAAGGTGGAAATCGACCGCAACCAGCCGTGGGGTGAGTGGCCGCGACCGAGCTTCGCGCCGGTGCCGCTCCACTCCCTGGAGTTCTTCGCTCGCGACGGCGTGATGATCGCACACCAGGCCGACCTCGGCGAAATGCCGGTGACGACGCAGGCGCTCGCCGACCTCGGTGGCAAGGTGACGTTCCCCACCGAGTTCGTGCAGAAGCTACCGCTCGGGCTCCAAGCGTCGGTTATCAACGACCGCGTGAGGGCGCACAACGACGGCGAGGTTGGGCTCGTCCTTCACGACGGCCGGCTCACCGACCTCCTGCCGTCGGCGCGCGAAATGCTCGCTTACTCCGAGACGGCCCAGGTGGCTTACGACACGATCACCCAGGCACTCGGCGAGGTGAACATTGAGGGCGCGTTCGCGACCGAGAGCGGCCTCGTGATGAAGCTCCTCACTGACATTCAGCAACCCGTCACCCGTAAGGTGGGCGACGTGCTCCAGGCCGGTATCTGTGTGCGGCAGGACTATGGCGACACGACCGAGGTGGAGCTTTATCTCCGCCGGCTCGTGTGCCTCAACGGAATGACCCGGACGGCTGGCGAGTTCCGGTGGAACCGGAAGGCCGAGGGCACGCGCCGGCACCAGGCGGTGTGGCTCCAAGAGGGTATCGTCGGCGCTCTCGGCGCGTATGAGAACATTCTCAACCAGGCCCGTCGGATGAGTGAGACGGCCGTCGAGGGCGACCCGGAGGAGGCGCTTCTGGAGCGTGCGCGCTCGCTCGGTATCCCTCGCCGGCACCACGACGACCTCCTGCACGCCTACCGGGCGGAGCCGGAACCGACCGAGTGGGGTATGCTCAACGCGGTGACGCGCCTGGCGACCCACACCGCTTTGCCCGGCGACCTCGGCCGCCGGCTCCAGGCCGGAGCCGGTGCCTGGGCCGAGGGTTTCGACCTCGTGACCGCTCGTATGCCTCGCCCGGTGGCGGTGCGCGTCGGTGCTCGGATTATCGAGCAGATCGGCGACGAGGAGTAGAGCGGCGACAGTTTGCCCGGCACCGTGCCCGAGCGGTGCCGGGTGGTCCCTTCCTCGGGCAAAGGAGAGACTGATGAAGCTCAAGCAGAAGTGGGCCGTGCTCGGTGTCCTGTGTGCCCTGCTCGCGCTCCTGGTGAGCGGCGACGCGCGGGCTTGCACGACCTGCACGGCGGCCACGGCGCTCGCGGTCGGGGCGAACGACGCCCCAAAGTGCGCGATGGGGTGCGCGGCGGAGTGCCCGTGTTGCCCCACGCAGGCGTTGACTGGTCCGGCTGTCTTCGCCGACCTCAAGCTCGCGGGCGCGGTGCCGGGCGTGTCGTTCCACGAGGCGGTGCCGGTGGTCGAGGGCAAGCTCACCCTCGCGAACCTGCTCGGCCCGTTGAGCCTCAACGTCGGAGCCCGGCACTTCTTCAGCCACGACGATTACTGGCGCTCGAAGGCGCGAATGACGGCAGGGTTCGACGTGCCGGTGGGTAACGACTGTAAGTTCTTCGGCGAGTTTCGCCGAAGCTACTACACCGGCGACGAGTGGACCTGGGCCGGGCTCGCTTTCAAGTTCGGCCCGTAACGTAGGGCGGGCCTCGTGCAGAGGCCCGCCTGGAGCACCTCACCGAATGAGTGAAGACGGGAAGCCGAAGGTGTTCCCGTGGCAAACGGTGAACGTCGGTGAACCCGACGAGAATGAGAAGACGGCGGCGAGGCTCAAGCCTCGCCGTCGCACTTCGACCGAGCCGTTGACCACGGATGAAATGGGCCGGTGGCTCGCCGAGGATCGAGAGCTACACGGCAGGAGGCAGACGCAGGAATGAAAGTCAAGGTGAAGCTCGGCGTCCATAGCGGCTACGTCGGCAGTGGCCGTGAGGAAGTGAAGGAGATCGAGCTTGACGACAACGCGAGCCCTCGGGAGGTCGAAGAAGAGGCCCAGGCTCTCTTCGAGCAGTGGCTCGCGAACAACGGCTACGCCTGGTATGAGGTCGTGAGGGAATGAAGCGCGACCCTCGCCTGGTTGACCTCGTGAAGTTCCTCGAAACGGCCTCGGGCGAACTGTTCCACGATCGTGAGGAATGGAAGCGCAGACGGCCGAACGAGCCCTGGCCGTGCGAGGATATTCACAAGGCGATCGGCGAAGAGATTGCCAGGCGATCGAAGCCCTTCGAGGATGGAACAGCAGGCACACCGGCCGGACCAGTGCCGCCGGAGCCGGTGCTCGTCGAGGCTTGTTGAGGCACCTAGTCGCGCTCCGTGTGAGCGCAGGAGGAAGACGCGCGATGGAGTGCGCGGTCGATCTACGCGACGGGAACTACCGGGCGAGAGTGCTCGCCGACAGTCTCGGGCCGGCGAGGTGCCGGCTCGTGACGATGGAACTCACCTTCCCTCGCTTCATCCTCGCCGAGTTCAACACTCACCGTCTACTCTCGCGGAACTCGGCCTCGTCTCGGGCGATACCGACGGCGAAGCTCCTTGAGCGCGTCAAGGTCGATCCGTTCGTGCCCGAGGCGTTCGGCCGGAACCAGAAGGGAATGAGCGCCGGCACCTGGCTTGAGACGTGCGAGGGCGAGAGAGCGCGCGAGCATTGGCTCTGGGCGTGCAACCGAGCGGTGCAGGCGGCCGAGCTACTTGCCGGCCTGGAGGTTCACAAGCAGACGGCAAACCGGCTCTTGGAGCCCTTCCTTTGGCACACCGTCATAGCGTCGGCGACGGAGTGGGCGAACTTCTTCTGGCTCCGGTGTCACCCGGACGCACAACCGGAAATGCAGAAGATCGCCAACCTGGCGGCCGAGGCGTATCACACCTCGGAGCCCTCCGTTCACCCGTCCGGTGGGTGGCATCTGCCCTTGATCGACGACACCGACTGGGAGGCGGCCGGCGATAGGTGGCCGCACTCTTGGAAGGAGCGGATTGAGGGCGTGTCGCGTGTCTCGGCGGCGCGGTGTGCGAGGGTGTCGTATCTCACGCACGACGGCCGGCGCGACCTCGACGCCGACCTCGCACTCGCGGATCGGCTCCGCGAGAGCGGCCACTGGTCGCCCTTCGAGCACGTTGCGACGGCGCTCGACGAGCAGTGGGAAATGCGCCCGGACGCCCGGCGCGTCTGCGGCAACTTCCGTGGTTGGGCGCAACTGCGGAAGATCATCGCCGGCAATGAGCACCGCGACCGCTACGCCCACGACTGGCGCTATTACGCGGTGATACCCTACGACGAAGCATACAAGCGATGAGCAACGGCGAGCAAGTAGGACTGGCAGGGGCCGACCTCGACGCGATTGTGGATCGTGTCGAGACAGGCAGGGGACCGTATGCCTCGCGCGACCTCATTTCTTTCGCCCAGGAAATGATACCTCGGCTTGTGCGTGAACTGCTCAAGCCGTGCGCCTGGTGCGGTCGAGGTCGGCGCAAGTGCCTCGTGTGCGGCTCGATCTTCCATCCTGGCCGGCTCAACCAGGTCTACTGCTCGCCGTCGTGCAAGAACCGCGAAGCAAGCCGCCGGCACCGTGACCGGCAGAAGGAGGAACTCGAATGACCCGACGGAGGAGCAACGCCGACGCCGAAATGACGGCGGGTTGCCTGTTGATGGTCGCCTGGGTGTGCCTGGGCGCGACGATCGACGGCCGTCTGTTCGATTACGTGCTCTACACGGTCGCCGGCAAGGGCGTGCCCTGGTATGCCGACGTGGTGGCTGGTGCCATCTGCGGCGGCCTGCTCGTGCCGGCGGCCGTTATCACCTGGATACTCACACTCTGCGGCGTGCCCACGCCGTTCTTCGGAGGATAGGCCGATGATCGTGCTCGAAGGCGTCGATCGGTGCGGCAAGACGACGGTAGCGCGGAGCCTCGTGGGTGGGAAGTATGGCGGCTTCTCTTACCGCCACTTCACTTACCCAGGCAAGATCGCCCCGTGCTACCGCTACTATGCCTGGCAAATCGCCGATAGCCACCCGGCGATGATCCTCGACAGGTGGCACCTGTCCGACTGGTCGTATGGTCACGTCTACCGGAACGGGCCGGATATGACCTACCGGGAGTGGCAGTTGTGCGAGCTTATGCTCCACACCTGCGGCGCTCTCCAGGTGGTAATGACCGACAGGCCGGAGGCGATCTACTCGCGGTGGGGCGAAGAGGAGATGTATGGGCGGAACCTGCCCAACATCACGGCCCTGGTCGAGCGGTATCACGAGCAGGTGACGCCGGGCGCGTGCGGTCGGGTGACGACCCTCCCCACGGCGGTGCTCACCTTGCCCGAGGTGCAGGAGCCCGGCGACCTCGACCTCTTTATGCGCGAGCAGTATTACGCGCCCGGCCGGAGCTATCTGCGGCGCGCGTGGCGGCCCGCGTCGCTCGTGCTCGGCTCGCCGACCGCGAAGTTCCTGGTGCTCGGCGACGCTCCGCCGGCCGAGGCTCCGCCGAAGGACGAGTGCGGCAGCGACCCGGACCTCCCTTTCTCGCGCGGTGAGGAGGCCGACACGCTTTGGGCGGCCTTCGGTGCGATCGGTCTGCGGTGGTGGGAGGGCACCTACACCTATGCCTCCACCTTCGCGACACCAGCGCGGTTCGCGGAGTTCGTCGGGCAGAGACGCGGCCACCTCGGGCACGTCTTCTGCGTCGGCGAACGCGCGGCCGACCTCTACCGCTCGGCGTGGAACTCCTCGGACTTCCACGACGTGACGTGGAGCCAGGTGGGGCGTATCCCCTCGTCGGCGATCGACGGTTACGACGAGTGGAAGCACGACCTCGGCCATACGTTCGCGCGTTTTTGCGACGTGTGATTGGCACACACCTTGCACGATAGAGAGTGCCGGCGACGCGGAGCGCCGGCACTGGGAACACACTCCGCAGGAGACACAAACGTGGAAATGACGAAGGGCGGTATCGGCGCGGCGCTTCTCGGTGCGCTTCTCGGTGGCGGCAACTCGGCGGAGGCGGAGGAGCGCGCGGCGCTCGCGCGGAACCCGAACTACGCGAAGAACTGTATGGCGCTCGGCCACGCCCTCGGCACCCTGAAGAACTGCACGCGGAGCCTGGAGTGTATGATCGAGGGGCTCGCGCTCGCCTCGACCGACGCACCGGAACTGATGGCCGCGACCGCGTGTCAGTTCGATAACATCGTGAGGGACACCGAGAAGGCGTGCCGTGAGGTGACGAACCTCGTCGCCGAGCGGCTCACGCTCGACCCTCGGTGCGAGCCGAAGAAGTCGTCCCCCTCGCCCGACGCGGCGACGCCTTCCACCCTCGGCGTCGGCCGTCGTGCGGCCTCCTCCGAACCGTGCGCGCCGGCCTATAAGCCGGGCGACGGCAAGGGCTTCTAATGCCCCAGATCGTGCTCACGCTCTCCTACTACGTGAGCGCCTGCGGCCGGTGGTTCTTCCTTCCCGACGACCCACTCGGGAGGGAGGCCGCCGGCCTTCCTACGTGGGTAGCGAGACAACCGAACTACCGCGACCTACTCGCGCAGGCGCGAGGTGTCGCCGAGCGTCGTGATGAGGGCAAAGCACCCGGCAAGTGGCACGACGGCCGCTTCGTGATTACCCTGGAGCCCCTCACGATCGAGTTCACCCGACAAGAGATAGCCGTGGCCGTTGACGTGCGTCTTCTCGTCGGCCGGCAGGTGACGGAACTGGGAGGCGACGGGCTCGCGCCGGAGCTTCGCGCGGCGCTCGTCCGGCAGTATGAGCGCCGGGTGATTGACGGCCTCTGGTGTTCGCCCGTGCGTGTGCAGGAGGTGGGGCCGTATGGTATCGACGATTGGCGAGGAGCCGAGGCCGCAACTGGTGCGGAAGGTTCACTCATCGGTGGCGCGGATCGACCTCTACTGCTTGACGGAACTCCTGGCGATCCTGATTAACGCGTGGCCGCAGGATTGCGCGAGCTTGCAGGAGTGGGAGGTGTTCGCCGAGGCGCTCGGCAAGGTCTGTGAGGTTGCCGAGGCACACCTCGGCCTGGCGCGCGAGGCCGTATTTGATGAGCTTCGCGCAAGAGAACGGGAGGTGGAATGAGACTAACGAAGGAGACCTACTTCCTTCTGCTCGCCCAGGCGGCGGCCCTGCGGGCGACTTGCACACGGCGGAAGGTTGGCTGCGTGCTCGTGTCGCCGGCCGGGCATATCGTCGCGACGGGCTACAATGGCTCCCTGCCCGGCGCTCCGCATTGTGACGAGGCCGAGTGCCTTATGCACGACGGCCACTGCGTGCGGACGATCCACGCCGAGGTGAACGCCATAGCCCAGGCTTCACGGAACGGCGTCTCGACCGAGGGCACCACGGCCTACGTGACGTGCGAGCCGTGCCTGGCGTGCCTCAAGGCGCTCCTGGCGGCAGGAGTGCAGGCGGTGCGGTTCGTTGAGGGCTACCCGTCGGAGGCTCGCGACGTGTTCCTGGCCGACCTCGCGGCGTCGTCGGGCGACGTGCTCGACTACGAAGGCCGCGAGACGCCCTCCCTCTCGATCGTCGGCGAGGAGGTCGTGAGCGAGCGGTGCTACGTCTGCGGCGGCCGGGGCGAGGTGATGGAGGAGAACCGCTACCTCGGGAGTGCTCGCTGGAAGCAGCAGACGTGCCCGAAGTGCGGCGGCTCGGGCGTCAACGTGACCGAGAGACGCACCTGGGGTATCGAACCTCCACGCGACTAGCAGAAAGGCCCACAGAGGCTTGAGAGGGACTTCAATGACGAAACTGTGTGAGACTTGTGGGCGCAAGTTTCAACCGACACGGCGCGATCAGAAATACTGCGACGTGTCGTGTCGCCCCTCAAGCCAGCCGGGGCGATACGGCACGGGCTCAATGAGTGCCGAACTGGGGATCAAACGGTCGCAGGTTGGCGCTTTGAGTGAACTGCGCGCGTGCGTCGATTTGCTTCAGCGTGGTTACTCGGTGTTTCGTAGCGTCGGACCACACGCCGAATGTGATCTACTCACCTTTCGGGGCGACGGCCCTATTCTTCGTGTCGAAGTCAAGACTGGCTATGATGGAGCCACGCGAGTATATGCACCGAAAGGCGATCCCGCGCGATATGACGTGCGTGCTATTGTGACGACCACGACAGTTCATTACGAACCGGAGGGTATCATCGAATGAGCAAGTGGAAGGGCCGAGAGCGAGAGCTTGAGAACTTCATCGCCGAGGCCGCCGTGGCGAAGACGCTCGGGCTCCGTCCGGGCGCGACAGTGGCGGCGGCCGTGACAGCGGCGCACAGTCGCCGACCGACGGCGGAGAACGTGCGCGTGGTGCTCAAGCACGACGGCGCGGAGGAGAGCTTCCGGCTCCTCGTTGACAACGAGAGCGGCCGTATCGGCGTCGCCGTCGTGACGATCGACGACGACGCGGCCGAGGCCGTGCGGCTCGCCCAGTGGCACGAGACGTTGGGCGACCTCGCGGCGGTGATGGCCGATGAGGTGTGGCAACGCGGGCAGTGGTTCGCGGAGCCCGAGGCGTTCGTGGAGTTCCGGCAACAGGTCGCCGGGCTCGGAGAAGGATGATGAACCGCGACGAACTGACGAAGCAGGCGGAATACGTCGAGGAGGAGGAGCAGGACATCCTGGCGGCCTTCTCGGCTTTGCAGAGGAGAAGTCACGCGCTCGCCAGGGCGAAGGACTTCTGGCCGGATATGGGCGCGAGGGTGGCCGAGAGCGCCGTCGAGGCTCGTCTGCCGGCGACCTTGTTGTTGAGCGTCTCGGAGGTGTGCGAAGCCTTCGAGGAGGCTCGCGGGAACGGCCTGCCGCTCAACACGGTGTATGTGGTGAACCACGATCGCGGCGGCGAGGCCGTGCGTGAGCCCTTCGAGCTTCACGGGTGCCACGAGTGGTGGCGAGGCTGTGAGAAGCCGGAGGGGCTCGCGATCGAGCTTGCTGACGCGGTGATACGCATTGCCGACCTGGCCGAGGCGCTCGGGGTAGACCTGGGCGAGGCGATCATCGCGAAGCACCGCTACAACCAGACGCGCCCGGCGCGGCACGGCGGGAAGCGGTGGTGACGGGTATCGGCAACAAGCGCCAGGAGGGCGTCGCTCCGCGCGACGCCCTCGGGCCAGGGCTTCGCTCGCGAGCAGAAGAAGCGGTGGGAGGGCAAATAATGAAGCGGCCAGTGATGGCACACGAGGCAAAGATCGAGCTTGCCCAGGCGACGATTAAGACGGTGTGCGTTGGCCCTCGTCAGATGAGCCTGGCAATCTACAAGCAACTGCCTGGTAGCTCCGACTTCTTGTATGTTGGCCCAGACAGCGACGGCACTCTGCGATGTTGGTTGGAGGGCAAAGTTTGGGGGCGCGTCGCGTGTATGCACAACTGCCCGTGGAGAAGTCAACATCTGCACGTTCTCTGGCAGAAACAGGGTGGAGGCCCGTTGTTTCGCGGCTATATGCCGCGTGAAGGGTGGTTCGACTATCGCGAGGAAGCCGGCTTCATTCACGCCATCTTTCGAGACAGTTGGTATGAGTGCTATGATGAGATTAAGGCACTCGATCAACTCTTCGTGGGGGCTTGACAATGCCGCACGAGCGCGTCTTGTATCCCGAAATCATCGCCGGGCTCAAGGCCGAGGGGCACAGGGCGTGGCGTGTGCCGGACGGCGGCGGCCCGGTTGACATTGCCGGCTTCACGTCGAGTGGGCACGCTCTGCTCGTCGAGGTGAAGAAGCTCGACACCTGGAGGAACGGCGAGTGGCCGCTCGATCCGTGGGGGGCGTGGGGCTTCGAGCCTCACCAGGTCGGGTGGTTGAGCGAGTGCGCCGGAGCCGGCGGTGTTGGGTGCGCGGTGCTTTGGGTGCCCTCGGCGCGTGCCGTGCGTGCGGTGTGCCTGTCACGCGGGCCGGGGCGTTGCGGTTGGCCCTACGTGAAGGATCGCGTGCGGCGGCTCGATCGCGTCGGCGGTGAGGTGCGCGGGTGGTCGGCTTTGCCCGGTTGGCCGTTTCGGTAGAGCGTGGGGATGGAGCCCGGCGAGAGCCGGGCTCTTTTTACTGGTGTGTAGTGGACCTTACCGGATTGGGAGGGATTTTCCATATACTCTCTATAGTAGTAATGGCAGTTTTGTTTATACCAAACTAAGGTCTTAAAGGTCTATTAGTCCCTGATTTTACTATTGTTTAGGGATGATTAGACCGAGCGCCCAGTGCATTGGTGCGGCGTCTGAAGTGCCGCGAAAGGTCTCAAAGGTCTACAGATGAAGGCAAGCGAACACAATGCTCTGTTCGGAATGAAGACGATCGCGGCCAAGATACCTGTCGAGGAGTGGCATACACTCAACCGGGAGGCACGGCGGCGTGGTTGTGCATTGGGTGCGATCGTGCGTGAAGCGATCCAGGCGTGGTGTGAGGAGCGCAACCGTATACGGGTGGACGGGGGAGGGGTGAGCCGGGTAGAATAGAAGGGTAAGCGGATTGGGGCGTTTGGGGATTACACAATGGCGAACGAATGTTCGACAGTAGGTAGCGGTAGCAACGGCCGCAATGGGGGTTTTTCGATCAGCGACAAGACCCACGTTCGGCTCTCGGTGGCGACGTTTTTAGCCGTGCTAGGGCTCGCGGCCGGGCTTCATCCGTGGCTTCTGTCGCAGGTTCGATCGGTCGTTCGCGAGGAGGTCGAATACCGAGCGACTGCCGATGGCCGTAAGCTCGACGCCCGGCTTTATGAGTTACGCGAGGCGATCCGCGACCTTCGTTCGGAGGTGCGCGCGTTGAGAGGAGGAGCCCGGTGAGGTTTTCCGAAGATTGGCTACGCTCGAAGACACTCTGGCTCGTCTCGGTGCCGGGTGTCGTGACGGCCTTCACGGCCTGGGCGAGCGGCGAAATGAAGTGGTGGGAGGCGATGGGCGCGGCGCTCGCGGCTCTCGCCGTTTCGACCCTGCGCGATACGGTGGCACGTCACGCGGCAGGTGTTGCCGAACGGGATGAGCAACGCCTGGCGATCATCCGGCAGTCCGAGCTTCGAGCCCAGGCGGCCTTCGAGGCTCAACAGGCGGCCCGACAGTTCCGCCTGGAAATCCCCGAGGAAGTCAAGGCGATCCTCGCGGCGGAGAACGAGAAGGCTCTCGAAGCGGCGCGTAAGCTCGTCGAAGACGAGGCCCGCGCGGCCTACGATGGCACCGTGCTCGGCGACCTCGACCCGGAGGCCGGCGAGGGCGACGACGAAGACGACGAGCCCAGTGGCACGTCGTCGGAGGTGAGCGGCAGTGGTTCGTGACCTACTCAACGAGCTTGTCGAAGCGGTCGGCCTTCCGGGGCCGATCGAGGGGCTTCTGGAAACCGTCGTCGGTGAGGGTGAGCCTCTCGACGACGCTCTGATGGGCGGCCTCAAGCGCGTCATTGGGACGAAGGTGGAAATGCAGGCAGGCATTGCCGGGTGCCGGCACCTCGCCCGCGCGACCACGAAGCAGATCGACGCCGTGGCCGAGGCGAAGGTGCGCGGGGTAGACGCGGCGAAGCGCGGCGAAATCGCCCAGTCGCTCGCCGAGGTGGCGGCCCTGCACTTCGCGAAGGCGGCACAGGCGCTCACGAACTACGCGCCCCTGGCGGCGCGTGTCGTCGCACTCAAGGAGGCCGCCGACGCGATCGAAGACCAGGGCGACCCGGAGCGGCTCAAGCTCGCGGCTCTCCTGCGGGAAGCTCGGCAGGTGCGCGAGAAGAAGCGCGAGGAGGTTCGCCTGGCGCTCGAAGCGGCCTTCCTGGCGACGATGGGGCGGTGGGCGTCGTGACGACCCGCGAGAAGCTCGCCGACTACGCTCACCGTGCCTGGTCCGGGTGGATGAGCTACCTCCTCCTCAAGTGCGAAGAGTTCGACATTTTCGACGAGGAGACAGGCGACTGCCGCACGGTGACGGCCATTCCCGATCGGCTCGTGGAGCGGTGGCGGCGACAGATGGATACGCCATACACCGAACTGCCGGCCGACGAACAGGCGAGCGACCTCAAGGAAGCCGACACGATCCTCGCGACGATCGGAGCCGTGGAGCCCGTCTCCTTCCGGCAACTCCGCGAAATCACCGCGACGCTCAAGCAGGCGCAAGACGCCGTGGCGTGGATGAGCCGGCAGGAAGACGCGATCGAGGCCCTTGAGGAGCGCCGTGCCGACACGCTCGGTGAGATTGACGCCCTCAAGGCCGAGCGGCAGGAACTCCAGGCGCGTATCACGGCAATCGGCAATCGGATCGCCAGGCTTGAGGTGAAGGCGAAGCTCCTCGAAGGGCGACGTGGCAACCTGGCGAGGGCGCTCGCTTTCTGCCAGCAACGTGTCGCCGGCCTGTTCGCCTTCGAGGCCGAGACTACCCTCACGGCCGAGGCGATGGAGACAGACGAATGAAGCCACTCGGTGCGGTGACGCACCTCGTCATTCATCACTCGGCGACGCCAGGCGGCAACGTCGAGGCGTTCCGCCGCGAGCACAAGGCGCGCGGCTTTGAGGATATTGGCTACCACGCCGTCATTTGCAACGGGCGCGGTGGTGCCGATGGCAAACTGGAGCAGGGCCGGCTCACGACCTTGCAGGGCGCGGGCGTCTTCAAGAACAACCGGGGCAAGCTCCACGTCTGCCTGGTCGGGAACTTCGAGACGGCCTACCCGACCGACGCGCAACTGGAGCAACTCGGCAACCTCCTCGACCGTTGGCTCGACGAACACCCGCAGGCGCAGGTGGTCGGCCACAAGGAAGTGACCCTGCCGGGGCACCCGACGGCGTGCCCTGGGCGACGGTTCCCGCTTGACGCCGTGCGCGCGTGGTGCCGGACACCGCGAGCCGAAGACCTCGACGACTTCGTTCACGCGCTCGCAGGTATCCAGACGAAGCTCGGAGCCGACAACCCGCCTGTCACCTCCACCCGTATCCCCTGCACGATCGAGGTGGCTTCGACCCTCACGGGCGTTACCCAGACGGTGCTCAAGCCGAGGGCCGTCGTCGTCGAGGGGCGAACGTATGTTTGCCTGCGCGACCTGTGCGAAGGGCTCGGGTGGGAAGGCCCGGACGTGACAGACGACGGCGTGCTCGCTCGCACCCGTCGCCGGAAAGGAGGCGAGGGCGTATGATGGCTCTTGAGCTTTGGGCCGAGGAACACCTGGGGCTCATCGTCTTGTTTGGCTTCATCGCCCAGGCGCTCGTGCCGGTGGTCGTCGCCCTTCTCGGGCGACGACGGCCGCCGGTGCCGCCGGCCGCGACGATCGGCGAGCCGACTGCGCCGAACACCGAACTGGGCAAGGCGACCGTGCCCGAGCTTGTGAGCGTCGCACGCTACGCCGGCCACCCGGAGTTCCTCGTTCTACGCGACACGGCGATGAGGTGGGGGTGGCAACCGCACGACGCCGAGCGGCTCGCGGCCGAGGCGTGCTCTCGCGGAGGCACAGAAGCGGAACTGAAGCGGATATGCGACGCACGGGCACGACGGTAGCACCGACGCCACGGGCGTCGTTTCAACGCACCGACGGAGGGCGCTCGCTCGTTCTCTGCCGGTGCGGCTTCCTCGGGCACGTCGAGCCCTGGCTATGGGCGCGCGTGAAGGGCGCACTCACCTGGTTGTGCCCGGCCTGTCGTGGGAGGTTCCGGGTATGAGGTTGATCGACCGGCTTCTCTGTCTGCTCGGGTTCCACGATTGGATCGTGGTTCAACACGGGAACCGCACCGATACGGTGGGGTGCCGAAGGTGCCGGCGGCTCCTGTGGGATTGGCACCTGGAGGGGGCGCGCAATGGACTTCGAGGCGCAACTGGCCGAGTATGAGCAGGCGATCGGCGACGCAGGCCGCCGAGCGAAGCCGGCCGAACCAACGCCCGGCGAGCGGCCGTGGGTGGTGCTCTCCGATCCGCACGTTCCGCAGGAGCGGAAAGACCTCGTGGCCGAGGTGTGCGCCCGGCACAAAGGCGACAACTGCCTGGTAGCGGGCGACCTGCTCGACTTCGGCAAGTTCTCCCGATGGCTCCAAACAGACTGCACCGAGGGCAGTCTCGAAGACCTCCTGGGCGCGAAAGACGCCTTCCTGGCGACCCTTGCCAGGCACTTCGGCCGCGTGCGTGTGCTCGAAGGCAACCACGACGCCCGGCTATGGCGCAAGGCCGCGCAACTCGGAGCCGACTATTACTGGCTCACACAGGAGTTCTTCCGGCAGGCGTATAAGGTGCGGCACGGCGTCGAGGTGGTCGCCCGTCCCTTCAAACGACGGAACGGGCGCACCACCACGCTCTGCTTCTACGATCAGATCGGCGACTGCGTGATAGGGCACGTCGAGCGGAGCGGTGCGACGCCGGTAAGGGGCGCACGCCTGGCGAATGAGTTCTTTCAGCAGTGGAGGCGTGAACTCAAGCTGGAGCCGTGGCCGTATCGCGTGCTCCTCCAGGCTCACACGCACCGGCAGGGCTACTGGTTCGACCCGGTGACGCGCGTTCACTGCTACGAAATCGGAGCCCTGTGCGATGAGCCGGACTGGGCCGTGCTCGGGCACCGCTCGGCACCTGTTCAACACGGCTACTACTACCTGGTGCAGAGAGAGGGCGTGACCGACCTCGACCGCTCTCGGCTCTACACCCTCGACGACTGAAGGAGCGAACGGTGGTTATCACCTTCCGGCTCGGCGAGGAACTTACGGTCGCACTGGAGAACGCGGGCGACCTGTGCGGCGTGCGCGTCTACAAGAAGGGCGAGAAGGAGCCCCTGGTCGTCGCGCAGGCGACGAACCAGGAGGTGCGTGAGGCCGAGTTCGCCTTTCAGTGTGTCTATGCGGCGATGGATGGAGACGACGAATGAGAGCGCCCAACGAAGGCGGCAGACCTCGCGGTTGGATCGGAGTGGACCTCGACGGCACCCTCGCCCGCTACGACGGGTGGCGAGCGGACGGCTCCGTGGGTGCGCCCGTGCCGCGAATGGTCGCCCGCGTGAAGGAGAAGCTCGCCGAGGGGTGGGACGTGCGGATCGTGACGGCGCGCGTCGCCCCTACCGAGGCCGTGCTTACGGTCGCGCCCGAGGGTATCAACAAGGCTGTGGAGGCACAGAAGGCGATCATCCAGGCGTGGTGCCTTGAGCACCTCGGCCGAGCCCTGCCGGTGCAATGCCACAAGGATTACGCGATGGTCGAGCTTTGGGACGATCGAGCCCGGCAAGTGATACCGAACACCGGGGAGTTCCTCGACGAGCGGGCCGTGGTGTTCGACAGGAGCCCGAACGAGAAATGAGCGAACAACTGTTCACTATCGAATACCTCGACCCGAAGACGCTCCGGCCGAACCCGCGCAACTGGCGGAAGCACCCGGAGCGGCAACAGGAGGCCCTGCGCGCGTCGATCGAGGAGTTCGGGTGGCTCGCGGTGCCGATCTTCAACCGACGCACGGGCCGGCTCATTGACGGCCACGCCCGTGCTCACCTCGCGGCACGAGCCGGCGACGAGGCAATCCCGGTGCGCGTCATTGACGTTGACGAGCCGACCGAGCGCCGTATCCTCGCGGCCTTCGATCGGATCGGCGAACTTCGCGAGGTTGACGACGCCCTCCTGGCGTCGCTCCTGCGCGAGTGCTCGGACGAAGGCCCAATGCCTCCTGGGTGGGACGAAGACGACCTCTCGAAGCTCCTGGCGAAGATCGGCGAAACGCCTGTGGTTGTGCAGGATGAGCCGAAAGTGGCGGCACCGGAGCGCGTGAACACGGGCGAGGTGTGGCAACTGGGCCGGCACCGTCTCGGGTGCGGCGACTGCACGAATGAGCACCTCGCGGCGCGCGTGCTCGCCGACGCCACGCCCCTCGTCTTGCTCACCGATCCGCCCTACTGTTCGGGCGGTTGGCAGGAGAGCGACAGGCGGATCGGCTCCGTGGACACCGACCGCAAGAAGAAGGGCGACCCGAAGATCGCCAACGACACGCTCTCCACGCGCGGCTTCCAGGCGCTCATTCGCGGAGCCCTCGGCACCTGGCCGGCGGGTATCGCTTACGTGTTCACCGACTGGCGAATGTGGGTGCCGCTCTTTGACGTGATGGAGGGCGCAGGCTTCGGCGTGCGTTCGATGATCGTCTGGGACAAGGAGCACCCTGGAATGGGCAAGGGGTGGCGAGCCCAACACGAACTCATTATGTGCGGGTGCCGCGTGCGCGATCCGTTCGACACGAAGCGCGGCTCTGGCAACGTCATACAGTGTAAGCGGACAGGCAACGAACTGCACGACACACAGAAGCCGGTGGAACTGCTCGCGAAGCTCCTCACGGTGAGCAGTGGCGAGCCCGTCGCCGTCGCCGATCCGTTCGCCGGCTCCGGCTCGACCCTCGTAACGGCCGAGCAGATGGGGTGGGCGTGCTACGCGGCCGAGCTTGAGCCGAGGCATTGCGACACGATCGTGGCACGGTGGGAGAGCCTCACGGGGCAAAAGGCCGAGCGCGTCGATGGGTAGTAAAAGGCCCAACCCAAAGACTGGGGGAGGGAAGGGGCGTCACCCGCAGGCGGCGGCCAACGCGGCAGAGATTGAGGAGCGGCGCAGGCAGGTGGCGACGCTCCTTCTGTCGGGCGGCACCTACGCACAGATAGGCCGGGCCGTGGGTGTGAGCGCCGGGCAGGTCGCGAAGGACGTAAAGGCGATCAGGCAGGAGTGGAAAGAGGAACGGGCCGAGAAGTATGACGAGCTTGTAGACGAGGAGTGTAAAAGGCTCAACGCGCTCCTGGGGCGGTATTGGGCGCAGGCATACAACGGCGACAGGCACGCGGCAGACCTGTGCCTGAAGATCATCGCCCAACGCGCGAAGATACTCGGCCTGGGCTACAATCAACCGCAGGTCGAGGTGAATGTCAACGTCTATGACCCGCTTGAGGAGCTGGAACGCTCATTCCGATCCGTCCTGGCCGCCCGAGGTCTACTCGGAGTGGTTGAGGAGCAGGACGCCGGAACAGCGGAGGTGGTTGGAGAAAGACTGGCTCTCCCACTGCCGGCCGAACCAGTTACCACCGGAGAAGGCTCCGAACGGTAGGCCCTGGTCGAAGTGGCTCGTGATGGCCGGGCGCGGCTTCGGCAAGACGCGCGTCGGTGCCGAGTGGGTTCGCGAACAGGTTCACCACTTCCAACACGTCAACATCATCGGCCCGACGGCCGATGACGCTCGCGACGTGATGGTGGAAGGCGAGAGCGGTATCCTGTCGATATGCCGCGACGACGAGCGGCCTCGCTACCTGAAGGGTGAGCGGAAGCTCCGGTGGCCGACAGGAGCCGAGACGCTCATCTTCACGGCCGACGAGCCGGAGCGCCTGCGCGGCAAGCAACACCAGAAGCTATGGGCCGACGAGGGCGCGGCCTGGCGATACTCCGAGGAGGCGTGGACCCAGGCAATGCTCGGGCTCCGGCTTCCGCCCGAGCCCTCGGTGCTCCTCACGACGACGCCGAGGCCGATCAAGCTCGTTCGCGACCTGCTCGCCGACGACACCTGCGCGGTGACGACGGGCACGACCTACGACAACCGGGCGAACCTCGCGCCGTCTTTTTACGAGCATATCATTAAGCTATACGAGGGCACGCGGCTCGGCCTTCAGGAACTGGAAGCGCGGCTCCTCGACGACAACCCGGACGCGCTCTGGCAGCGACACAAGATCGACGAGCTTCGGGTGCGGAAGGCTCCGAAGCTCAAGCGGATCGTGGTGGGCGTCGATCCGCAGGCCGAGACGACAGGGGCCGAGACAGGGATCGTGGTGGCCGGGCTCGGTATGGACGGCCACGGCTACGTGCTCGGCGACTATTCGCTCCGCTCGACGCCGGCCGAGTGGGCAGCGAAGGTCGTGGCCGCCTATAATGAGTTCGGAGCCGATCGGATCGTCGCCGAGGTGAACCAGGGCGGCGCGATGGTCGAGCACACGGTTCGGACGGCCGACAAGTCGGTGGCTTACAAGGGCGTGCGAGCGGCGCGCGGCAAGGCTACGCGGGCCGAGCCTATCTCCGCACTTTACGAGCAGGGCAGGGTTCACCACGTCGGAGCGTTCGGCAAGCTCGAAGATCAAATGTGCCAATGGACGCCAGGCGACGATAGCCCGGACAGAATGGACGCCCTCGTTTGGGCGCTCACCGAACTGATGATCGACACGAAGAAGGTGGGCGCTTGGGCGTGGTAGGAGGAGACCAGTGGCGGGAGAACTGAAGAAGGCCCTGGAGGGCGTGCAGGCCCGGCTCGCTCACTATGAGCGGTTCCGCAACTACTATGACGGCCGACACCCGATCGCGTTCGCGAGCGACAAGTGGCGGAACGCCTTCGGCCAGATTCTCTGTAAGTTCGCCGACAACCTCTGCCCGACCGTGGTAGACGCCGTGGCCGATCGCCTGGAGGTCGTCGGCTTCGAGCTTGCGGCAATGGGCGACCTCGACTTTGCCTTGATCGAAGACACCGACGACCAGGGGCTCGCCGAGGAACTCGAAACGCACCGCGAGGAAATGACGAACCTCGTCAAGAAGGTCTGGCGTGACAATCGAATGGATCACCAGGCCGGACAGGTTCACCAGGACGCGCTCAAGCTCGGCGACGCCTACGTGCTCGTTTGGCCGGACGCGAGCGGCTACCCGATCATCTACCCGCAACAGACGGAGCAGATCGCCGTGCGCTACAACCCGGAAGACCCTCGGCAGGTCGTCTGGGCGGCGAAGGCGTGGGTGCAGGAAGACGGCCGGCTCCGGCTCACCCTCTACTTCCCCGACAGGCTGGAGAAGTGGGTCACGCGGCGGAAGGTCGAGGGGCACACCCTGCCGGACGATCCGAACGCCTTCGAGCAGTTCACGGTGCCGGGTGAGCCGTGGCCGCTCACGAACCCTTACGGCCGTGTGCCCATTTTTCACTTCGCCAACAACGCGCCCGTCGGGTGCTATGGCCGGAGTGAACTCAAAGACGTTCTCCCGCTTCAGGACGCCCTCAACAAGTCGAACCTCGACCTGCTCGTGGCGATGGAGTTCAACGCCCTGCCGCAGAGGTGGATGACGGGCTTCGAGCCGGAAATCGACGAGCTTACCGGCAAGGCGAAAATGCCCTTCATCCCAGGCGTCGATCGACTGTGGGCCGTCGCTTCGGGAGAGGTGAAGTTCGGCGAGTTCCCGGCCTCGGACCTGGAGCACTTCCTGGCGGTGAATGATGGCTTCCGCGTGGAAATCGCGCGGGTGAGCGGCACGCCCCTGCACTACTTCCACCTCCTCACCGGCAACCCGCCGAGTGGCGAGGCCCTGAAGACGCTGGAGGCGCGGCTCATCAAGAAGGTGAGGGACAGGCAGACAGCCTTCGGCAACGCCTGGGAAGACGTGGTGGCTTTCTGCCTGGCGATCCTCGGGCACCCTGGCGCGTCGCTCTCGACACGGTGGGTAGACCCGGCTCCGAGGTCGGAGAAGGAGCACACCGAAACCCTGCTCAACAAGGTCGAACTCGGTGTCTCGAA